AGCATCTAACGATGTTATGACAATGAACGGTTCAACTAAAGGTGGTATAGCAGGTAGTGTTGTAAAAGTAACAGCTATTGATGCAGCTACTTATCTTGTTCACGATTCATTATTAATTGGTTCAGGAACAATAGTAACACCATTCGCTGACGCTTAATCTTAATATAGGAGATTAATATGAGTTCATCAGATGTAAAAGCGACCAAAGCTTTAACTGCAACAGGACAATTACAAGGATTTATTGGTTCTGGTGCGGGTACTGCTACTAATTTAGGTCCAATAAGAATTCAGTCTGTTCAAGCACAATCAAGTGCAGCAGATGGTTCTATAAAAATCTATGACGGAACGAGTGCAAGTGGAACTAAGTTACTTATTGAATTTAAGTTCGGTTCAGCAGCAAATGAGGCTTTTGACCATTATTTGCCAAATGACGGAGTAAAGTTTAATACGGGGGCTTATGTCGTATTAGCTAATTGCGACTTTTTTGTAGCATATTACAACTAATATGGCGACCTCGGGAACTCGTGCATTTAGTTTAGATGTAGCGACCGCAATCGAAGAAGCGTACGAACTTGCAGGATTGGAAGCTCGTACGTCTTATGATGCAGTAACTGCAAGACGTTCTTTAAACATTATGTTTGCTGACTGGTCAAACAGAGGCATTCAGATGTGGGAAGTTTCTAAAGTAGAGCTTACCCTAACACAAGGAACTAACGAGTACACCCTCAATTCTTTTGATATAGATATTTTAGATGCGTATATTGAAAGAACAGAAAATAATACTGTTACCGACTACGTTTTAGATAGAGTAGACAGAAACGAATATATCAATATTCCGAATAAAGCTACACAGGCAAGGTCAACAGAGTTTTGGCTAGAGAGATTAAAAGAACCCATTATTCATTTATACCCAACGCCAGAGAACTCAACTGACAAACTCATTTACTATGTGTGGCGTAGAATACAAGATAATACTGCTCAGGTTAATGATATTGATATACCTAGTAGGTTTATGCCTTGTGTAGTTTCAGGATTAGCTTATTACCTATGTTTAAAAAAGAACGTACAAAAACTCGCTATAATGAAGGAACAATACGAACAAGACTTAGCTAATGCAATAAGGTACGATGAAGACCGTTCACCTTTAAGACTTGTTCCAAAACATGAGTACATCTAATGGCATACGCTTCAGGTAAATATGCTTACTTTATATGCGATACCTGTGGTTTTAGATATCCGTATAAAGAAGCTAGAGGTAATTGGGAAAATTTTAAAACTTGTCAAGAGTGTTACGAACCAAAACATCCTCAACTAGACCCTCCAGTTATTTCTGCAGATGCAGAAGTTCTTTGGAAACCTCGTCCAGATGTTTCTTTACCTAAAAGTCAATTAGGGGTTATAATCACTACAAACGCAGGTAGCGGTATGACCTTTGAATCAGACCCGATAGGAACAAAGTTTGATGGATTAGGAGCTACTAGTGGGTTAGGAAGTGTAACAGTGAGTATAGCATAATGGCAGGATTTACATATAGCGGGTTAAAAACAGCAATACAGAATTATTTAGATAATACTGAAACTACGTTTGTAAACACTTTAGATACGTTTATACAAACAACAGAAGAACGTATTTTAAAGTCTGTACAGCTTCCTGTTTTTCGTAAAAATGTCACAGGAACACTAACTCAAGACAATACTTATTTATCTACACCGACGGATTTTTTATCACCTTTTAGCTTAGCTTTAATAGATGGAAGCAATAACTATAATTATTTATTACTAAAACACGTTTCTTTTATTAGAGATTACACACCACAACAAGCCACAACTGGCGAACCCCTTTACTATGCTCAGTTTGATGAAGATACTTTTATAGTCGCTCCTACACCAAATACAAACTATTCTGTTGAACTTCATTATAATTACAGACCTAATTCATTAACCACTGTAGGAGACGATAATCAGACATGGTTATCAGAAAATGCTCCTAATGCCATGTTATACGGTTCTTTAGTAGAAGGAGCTGTGTTTATGAAATCGTCTCCAGATACAATTATGCTATATGAACAAAAATATCAAGAGGCATTAGCTATGTTGAAATTACTGGGTGAGTATAAAGACGTTAGGGATGAAGCAAGAAACGACCAAATTAAAATAATGCCGCAAGGAACAACAAATGTTTAGTGTAGATGTAAAACCAACATTAGGAACAGTTAATGTTCAAACAACAGAGAATAAAGGTTTAAGTCCCGAGTATTGGACTGAAAGATTAGTAGAAAAACTTATTGGTATAAGTGATAACGCTGACCCTATGGTGAAAGCCCAAGCAGAAGCGTTTAAAGACACTATACAACAAGTTATTTTATTATATATGAAACAAGCTATAAGTAGCGATAGAGCAACAGTAGCGGGTTTATTACAAAAACAAGGTCATAAAGAAATGGCTGATATTATTAGGAGACTATAATGGCAATAACGCAAGCAATGTGTACTTCATTTAAAAAAGAATTAATGACTGCTACACATGATTTTACCGCAGCGAGTGACCAATTCAAATTAGCACTTTATACAAGCAGTGCTTCTTTAGACGCGACTACTACTGCATATACTTCAAGTAATGAAGTGAGTGGAACTGGGTATACTGCTAAAGGTGCATTTTTAACAAGCGTTACCCCAACAACATCAGGTACAACAGCTTTAACTGATTTTAATGATTTAACATTCAGTACAGCTACAATTACTGCAAGAGGTGCTTTAATTTATAACGAAGCAGCAACTTCAGACCCTTCAGTATGTGTATTAGATTTTGGTGGTGATAAAACTTCAACAGCAGGTGATTTTACAATTCAATTCCCAACAGCAGATGCTTCAAACGCTATTATAAGAATAGCTTAAATTACTTATGTCGAGTGTGACAGGTTGGGGTCGAGGTACTTGGAGCAGTGCTGCTTGGGGTACATCTTTACCTGTTGAACTAACAGGAGTTTCCGCTACAGGTTCTGTTACTAGTGTAACTATTGTAGCAGAAGCTAATATAACACTCACAGGTGTTGTAGGGACTGCGACTTTAGGTAATGAAACAGTAGCCGCTAATGCAGATGTAAGCGTTACTGGTTTCAGTCTTACTTCTTCATTAGGGAATGAAACGGTAATAGGCACAGCCGTTATTTCGCCTACAGGCGTTGCGGGAACAGGAACGTTAGGTGACGAAAGCGTAGTAGCTGAAGCTAATATTTCACCTACAGGTGTTTCATCAACAGGAACGTTAGGTGACGAAACAGTAACAGGTACCGCTAATATTTCACCTACAGGTATTGCTGGAACAGGTACTTTAGGAGATGAAAGTGTTGCAGCAGATGCTAATACCACAACAACAGGTAATGTAGGTACTTCCGCATTAGGTAATGCGATTACAGCAGGGGCAGCTGTTACAGGTGTTGCAGCAGTAGCCTCAGTTACAAGTTTAGGTGAAGAAACCGTTACAGCAGGAGCAAATGTAGCTGTTACAGGTCCAGGTCTTACTTCAACGTTAGGTGCGGTTACACAAAGAACTTCTAATACAATAAGCGTAACAGGTTTAGCAGGAACTTCAGGAGTAGGTTCTGTAAGCCTTATAGCTAAAGCGGTTGTGGTTCTTACAGGCGTAGAAGGACAGGGTAAAGTTAAAACTATTAATATTTGGGGGTTAGTAAACGATGCTCAAACACCGAGCTATTCAGATGTTTCAACAACTCAAACACCCAACTATTCAACTATTTCAGATACACAAACACCAAATTGGAAAGAAGTTGCTTAACAATTACATAAAAAATAAGGTATAATCAAAACGGAGAATAAAAAATGGCAAGTACATACGTAAATGACCTAAGACTTAACGAAATGGCTACTGGTGATGCTAGTGGAACATGGGGCGAAGTTACTAACACAAACTTAGAACTTATTGCGGAAGCTTTTAGTTATGGTACCGAAGCCATAACCACCAATGCTGACACTCACACAACAACTATAGCTGACGGAGCAACTGACCCTGGAAGGTCAATGTACCTTAAATATACAGGTACTTTAGATTCAGCGTGTACTATTACTATTGGACCTAACACTATTAGTAAAATGTGGTTTATTGAAAATGCTACATCAGGTTCACAAAACATAATAATTAAACAAGGTTCTGGAGCGACAATCACAATTCCACCAGGAGACGTAAAAGTAGTTTATTCAGACGGAGCAGGAAGTGGAGCAGCAGTTGTTGACGCTTTTGCTAGTCTTAGCGTAGTAGATTTAAAAGTACAAGACGATTTAACCGTAACAGATGATTTAATTGTAAACGGTGATATAGACCTTGAAGGCAATATGGACGTAAACGGCTCTTTAGAAACAGATGCCTTGTCTTTAAACGGAACTACCGTAACATCAACTGCAGCTGAAATTAATTTACTTGACGGCTCTTCAGCTAATACAGTTGTAAACAGTAAAGCTGTTATTTATGGCTCTAGCGGAGAAGTAGCAGGAACTTTATCAACAGCAGCTCAAACCAACATAACAAGCGTAGGTGCCTTAGACGGAGGTTCAATTACATCTGGCTTTGGCAGTATTGATGTTGGTTCTTCTGCAATTACTACAACTGGTACGGTTACAGGTAACACTTTAGCAGGAACTTTATCAACAGCAGCTCAACCTAATATTACAAGTCTTGGTACGCTTACAAGTCTTACTACTAGCGATATTAGTGCAAATGGTTATTTAGATATTAATGCAACTGATGTAGATTTTATAGTAAAAGA